ATTAAGTTGAGTGAAAAGAAGGACTGTTTATACAATTGGTCTTCTATAACAGACACAACGACCAGATCCAGTGATAATACTACGTTCACTGTTACAGCACCCGGGGGTCCATATTATATAAATGCAAATCCTCAACCTTCACTTATACTTCAACGGGGTAGTACGTATATATTTGATTATTCATCTGCGGCGGGGCATCCTTTTAAACTGTCCACGTTAGTAGATGGTCGAAACCAATTTGGCACGGTTGATACCAATTATATATTGGGTGCGAGTGATGGTGTTACGGAGAATGCTTCTGTGATAACATACGTTGTACCGGATAATGCACCTGATACGATCTATTATTTCTGTACTAGTCATTCGGGGATGGGCAGTACAATAAAAATACTCGAACCATACTTTGATCTGTCTAAAGCTACGATAAACGATGTTTCTTTGTATACCGAAATGGTTCAACTCAATGATCCCGAAAAAGGTAAACTCGAAGCTGTTAAAACAGATTATATAATCACACAGCTTCAGAGTGCTTCATTTCAAATACCTGCATCGGCGCAGGATGGATACGATTCTATGAAATTTAGGATGGAGTTCATAAATCCGGTGAAAGAGTTATATTTTGTGATCGCCAGAAAAGGTGAAGATATAACACCGTTTAATTATGATCATTCTTCGCAGATATATCCTTCCAGTGGATCAAATAAGAAATATATCAACTACGAAAATTTGGTCACTCTAGAGATGGAACTCGACAGGGAAGTTATATTAGACGAGCAATCGGGTGACGTCATCAATTTGCGCGCGGTCCAGAGTGGAATACACCATTCCAGGACACAATTATTCAGGAGATTTTATTCGTATAGTTTTGCACTTGAACCCGAAAAATGGTATCCTACGGGTCAAAAAAATTTCAGTTTGATCAAAGATCAGCACGTAACCTTAAAATTGAATAATGATACGACGTACGAAAGAGAGCTTAGAGTTTATGCGCTCAGTAATAACATATTACAGTTCGCAGATGGAAGCGCACGACTTCTCTTCAACAGTGGCGAAATCGGCAATTGATATTGTAACACCAGTTTTTGAAAATGCGGTCGTGTTATCAGGACAATACGCGAAAGCGTGTGGACGAGATGTTATACTCTCCAAGGATATGGAATATTGTATGAAATACTGTGCAATGAACACAGTCGGTAAACAAATTGGGTCGTACTTTCCAGAAATTTACGAGGAAGAAGAATCCGAAGGCGAAGAAGAAATCGAAACGGTTGATGAAGAAGATGAACCACCATTTGAACCTTACTCAGGAGACGTTGAAATATTTAAGTCTATAAACGACGCGTATGACGCATGGGAAAGTTGGGAACCAACCAATCCGTCAGAAAAAATGATAAAAAATGCTATTGATAGTAATGAACACATCTCCTCCTCGGGGATGGAAGAATTCTAATAAAAAGATAAAATCTTTTAAAATCAGAGATGAAAGTTCTGATTCCGATACGGATTCTGGGTCTAGCACTGACACAGAAGAGGATAAAAATATCAAAGGTTATGAAAAAACGCAGTATAAAAAATTAGCGTTTGTAGAAGATCTTCTTCCAGAATAAAATCTCGATATATTATAAAATGTCTTCCCCAGTACCCGCCGATATGCTTTTAGCTATTTCCCGCGAGCTCGAGACCCAGTCTCTTAACGCCGTCGTGGCCGGCTTCTCCTTCGCTGCCGCCCTCTCTTGGATGGATGTCGTCCGCTGGTCTATCCATCAGGTTGTCCGCGTCCAGAAGAACGGTGGTATGAACTACGCGCTCACCGCGCTCTTCACCACCCTCCTCTCCGTTGTCGTTTACATGGTCATCTCCAGGCTTTCCACCCGCGTCAGGAAGCCCAGTGCCCCCACGTACGCTGTCACTCGCTAACTTTTTTGGGTTTAGCGACGAATATAAAGAATATACCCGCAACGATTATAGCAAAAATATATACCATTCCATTCCATCTATTCGGATCCTCAATACTGGGTATACGAATTGGTGGCGGTAATTCAAACTTCTTATCAACCTTAGGAACATTCTGTAGTTTATCTGTACTACACTCTATGTTTAGTTTCAATATATGATTCGCGTTTCTAAAATTGTACGGAATTAAACGATTATTACTACTGTAAAAGAACTGTACACGTAATTTTGATATGTTTTGTGCCCCCGTGTCAAAATTATGCTCTACAGCATCATCCATACCCGAATAGTTAATAACGTCTCCACACATAAGGATTCTTCCTGTGTAAAAGGGTGTATCTGAATACACCGTTTTAGTCAATTCGTCAGCGCCGTTACTTATTTTCAGTATGAGTGCATCCGGACCCTGTAAATTGATACTTCCCGTAATTAAAAGACCCTGCGCCTCTGGAGGAACCGTCGTGTTTGATCTTACATTATTTGGGGGTAAACCAAGTATATCGTGTGGAGTTGTATATCCTTCCGTAGCTACAGAAGAATGGTATCCGTTTACACCATCATAAAATTTGAATGAAAATTCGCTCCCCGCGGGTGCAGCTGACGATAGAGATGTTATGGCGATTTCATTCTTATCCTTGTCGTATGTAAATGTTATGGGAGAAGATATGTAAGCTCCTCCTAGTGCGTCGTTGACTTTAGTTTGTAATTCTGTCACTAAAGTTCTGCCACTATAATTACCGGGAGTTAGCGTTACGGTTGCAACCGTGTCCGATGAGCCGTGAACAACAAAATCAAACGTTTTATTACGATCATTAATTAAAAATTGACTCGCGTGAATACGAGCAGAAACTATCGATAATTTTTTTACATCATAAATCGGGTGGCGTAATTCGACAACATAGTCTCCTGGATTCGGGTACGATGTGGGATCTCGTTCACTACTATCTATATCTAACGTGTATACGCTCATTAAAATATATGGATAATATTTTAATGGGTGTTATTCTACAATTTTTGCTAATTAAAAGTAATTCTGTGTGACGGGGTTGGTACTGAGCTGCTTTTTCGCTATACCGAGACTGGAGTTGCTCGCGTTGGGGTTGTATTGACCCTTGAATGCGTTGAAATTATGGTAGGCGTTATTGGTGTACTGCTGTGTCCATGCACCATCGGCTGAGTTAACACGACCATCGATTCGCGTTTGATCAGTTCTGGCTGCTGTTGGCATACCACCCTGATTAAGGGGGCCGGCGCGCACATTCATTCTTCCAGCATTACCCATACGATTCGCTTTACCACGACGATCATCGGGGCGGAATCCGTGTGCAAATAGCTCGTCGGCGGTATACCCAGAACCGTATGTACGCTTTTCACCAATCTTAGTAGCGGGAGAATTCACGTAACCATGTGCAAACTTATGAATACTGGGTGCGGGGTTGTTATTGTATCCATATTGCTCCGTATTACCATCCTTCTTGTTACGGGTTGGGTCTTGTGCGAGCGTGGTACCAGATATTATACGCTTAGCTCCGTTAAATCCCAAATTATCCGTTCGGGCACCGGTCTGCGACCTATTGGTTAAACGTTTTGTTTGTTCATGTTCGGATCGTACAGTTACACCCGTCATACCCTGAGCCCTGCCCGCCTGCACAGGGCGACGCTCGAATAAGTAAGCGGTTTTTTCAGGCCTGTTCTGAGCGACATCTCCAGATTGACCACGGCGACCACCACTTATATCGAAAGCGGGACCACTTCGACCAGGTAAAGTTGTGAGACGATACGCTCCGACATTTTCGGGGTTTACACGGAAAAGTTGATGCTGCCCACCGTATGCGGGAACTTCGGGCCCCACACCTAAACCTGGACCTACGAGTTGTTTTTCGATAGGAGAAAGATTATTCATTCGGCCATTGTCAAACATACGGTTTCGCATTTCGAGGAGTTCACCACCACTCGATCGTGATTGGGGTACAATATCCGAAAAGTTACTTGTTTCTAATTTCCTCTGGGGTATTCTGTCAAGACTATCATCCAGCGGTATTTCGTCGGGGACTTCTGGAGTGAAAATTTCAGTATCCTCTTCCATTTCGTTTTGGATTCTGATATCAGATTCTTTCTTGTCACTGAAACGTTTTCCTAAATATGCCAAACCGGCTATAGCAGCTATGGAAACGGGATCAGCCATTCTTACTTTTTGGTGAGATTTTTATTGAAGGTATCTTCGACTAAACACACTGTTCTGAACTTCCGCGCGCGTACTCGTGGGTTCGTACTTCTGAGTTTCAAGGGGGAGTTTGCAGTGTACATCTTGGAGAGGGAATAGGTTTTGTTCGTATGTACGAGCCAGAATCTTATTAAATTGACTCGTCGATTGGGGTCGCAAACGATCACTCGTTTCGATGTATTCAGCGGGGGCTCCTTTACCCGCCATGTAGGGGGAGGTGCCGTAAAGCATTGTATTTGGGCGGCTGGAACCATAATTTAATGTGCTGGGCTGGGGATAGACAAACACTTCTTCAGTCGCACAAACAGGAGGCTTCACTGGATTTTCTACGATTTTCATTCCTGGTTGGAGTTGGTAGGCCATTTTACTATTACATGAGAATATTATCTAAGTCATCAAGGATACGAAGATCCCCTAGTCATACCACTACGCTTATCACCGTTAGGCTGTAATCCACCAAAGGCTTCTAATTGAACACCTCGGGCGTCGGGGTCACAATATCTACTATCCGTGCGACACAAAGGACCCTGCCTCGCACCGTACAACCACTCGGCGAAGGCGGTTTGGTCACCTGGTATATCTGTAACGGGTGTGGTGACAAATTGTCGCGCGAGGGCGTTTCGTTGCTGTTCTGGCCACGGGGATCTGGATTTTTGGGGACCGTACGGTATTTTATCTAACATCTTTTTATCGACTCTATCTTTTACTGTGGTATAATCACACGCTGGTAATCTACCAGGATTATCGGTGTAATCTGACATAAGAAGATTTCCCATGGGGTTATCTTTTGTGGGTAATTGACACATGGTATCTCCTGTAGAATCTGTTACGTAAAGTTCCTTTATCATGTTACTCTTTTCCATTACGTATAAAACACTCAAACCAGTGAGACCGAGTATTAAGATTCTCTGATCCCTGCGAATCAGATAAACTATGCACGTCGCATAAACTATGAATCGCGCAGTAGAGTTTATACGTTCTGCTGACATCTGGTTTTTTGTAGGCCAAAAGTCTAAAATTTTATCCTCCCTAATTAATTGTTTCGGATCGTTAAACAAGGATACCATTTAATATATAAAACTTTTATTTTTTCAACATTCCACCAAGGAGACCCTGCATGGACTTCATGAGCTGAGTCTCATCGAGTTCATCACCATCATTTTCCATCTTATCCGCACACTGCTTAGCAACATTCTCGATCATGCTGAGCGTTTCGGGTGGGATTGACGTGATTGTAGTGCCTAACATAAACAGGGTCTGAATGTATTGCCAAATGGCATTACGAGTACCCTCGGAAGCCTTTGGCCAAAGATTTTTAAGGTTCACGTCCTTAAGAAATTCCATATCATTAGCGTTTTCAAGGAAGAACGACTCGTCTCTCGAATTAACTTTTTCAATGTGCGGAGAAACACTATCCATGAATCCCGTAACGATAAGCTTACCGTTAGTAGAACGCATCATTTCGAAAGCTGCGATGTACTTCTTAACACCCTTCTCCTCGGGGAAGGTTTTATGAAGCTCGGTGAGAAATTGTCCCATCATGTCGTTGAAAGCGGTAACAGATGTCATATTATGTATTATACGTGTATTATTTCTTTAAGCGAATCAAAAAGGATCTGTAGATATAACTTCACGGTGACCTATACCATTAGAAACTATGAAATAAACCAAAATCATAACGAGAGCGGCTGGTTTGGCGTACGCACTCGTTTCGAGGTCACCTTCATTATTAAGTTTCGCTTTGGAATGTATATAACCAGCCGTTATAGCACCTGCTATAAGACTGGCGGAAGCCGGATCTCGGAAGTATTCGTCCATGTCTATATAATTAATACATAGGTTTTTTTATTCTATTGTCGGGGGCGTCTGGAAAAAGATCTTCACTTTCGTATCCCTGTTGAGGCTGAGCTTGAGGTTGGGGGCGTCCAGATTTTATTGTCCTGAACTCGTTTTGAAAAGGGTTACTTTGTTGAGGTTGTTCCGGTGCCAACGAGTCTTCACCCATAGGCTCTCCACCCATAGGCTCTCCACCCATAGGCTCTTCGCCCATAGGCTCTTCGCCCATAGGCTCTCCGCCCATAGGCTCTTCTCCTTGACCTTCCATGGGTACATCTTCACCCATCTCCTGATTTTCACCTCCGTACTCATCCACATTATCTTCAGTGAGATCAGTATCTTGGGGGTCTATCATATCGTCGGTGGTGGTCATATACGTTTGCAAAATCTGTTGAATGGGTATCAACTCTTTAACGGTTGTTTCTATACAGTAACTGAAACGATCATATAGTTTATCGTTTCTACTGTGTTCAGATTGGGTTTCGGTAAAAATGTACGGATCTTTGTACAGATCTTTCGCGATATTTTTATAACATGAATGAATAAAAACTTCATTTGTCGGTAATTTTACAGATAATTTCTTATTATCCTTGTTAAGCCTTACCGCGGATAAAATTTTTACAGAACTTACAAAAACAGCTGCGACGAGATCCTTAAACCACGCACACCTATTGGCTATGTTATCTGTATGATCTTTAGCCATGGTCTCATTCCATTCTGGGACATCCTTGAGAAGTTTTTGAAACATTTGTAAAACCTTACGTCCTTTTGAAAGTTTGTGTGCTTCATCGTACATTTCAACGAAAACATCGATCATGGGAGGACACATTAATATAGACAGTTGCTCTAAGTATTCGCGCTTGGCTTCAACTAAGATGTTTAAGTTATCCATATACGATATTCCTTGTTTTTATTATTTCCTGTTTCCCGCATTTCCCCTGTATCTGTTCGCGGCTTTTTTCAAATTTATGAGTGTAGGGAAATCGGTGTCATCATGTGTGACCTCTCTTTTACGTTCACTAGTTTTTCGAGTTGCCCACGAGATAGAAAGTAAGAAATCTGTGAGTATCTCCACGTTAAACCCCCCTATCCCGAGTTGTCGTATGATATACGACGTAGCTTTGTATCTATCAAAACTAGGAAATCCTAGTACAAACGCTGGAATTAGTACCACGACAGTATTTCCACCAACGTCGACGGTATTTCTTATCTTACGCGATACTTGTTCGTAGATTTTAGTGTATAACTCCTTTCTGAATCGCGTTCTCTTTTCCCTAATACGCGAAATTTCATCGACGCTTATCATTACATTAAACGTCGACTAATATTTAATGGATTCTAACTCACTTTTACGAATCTCGTTAAAAGGAACGTGTTCCATGACTGGAACGTCGTTTAAATAGGGTGATACATTTGTGGGTGGATTTATATCTATCGGTTTACTCTGAACGGCGTGTACTATTACATCATCACCGTTTACGATTATTTCAGCTGTTATCGAGAAACCGAAAGAGAAACCCTCCTGTTTTGCTACCATGAACATACATTTATACAGCACGTGGCTACTCGTTAAACTCTTAAATTTTTTTATTCGTGTAGTTTCTATGATGTAGGTGCACATGTCAGTCTTTTCTTTTATGTATTTGTTCGTGGCCAAAATCATCTTTTCCATGAGGTCAGGAGTTATATCTATAGCATCTTCTTGTTCCTTGTATTTTTTCATATCCATACCGGTATCATCGAAGGTGACGGGTCCAACCGGTTTTTTGTACCCAGAACAGTTGAAGTTTTCTTTCCTGGATGAAAGGGTTATGATACATATGATTACTACCAGTAACAGTACTACTATCATTTAATATAACTTATAAAAAAACTGTGTAAATAATTTAAAAAAAAAGTAA